TTAAAATCATCAAATACTTTTTCTGGTGTAACTTCCTTCTTAGGTTTAAGTGTAATCCACAACAGATAACCTAATCCACCACATAAGGCTAATAGCAACAGAATAACAATCGTTAATAGTATTTCCATAGGTTCTCCTTTCTAACCTTGATAATCGAGTACAGCGTTGATTTCATCATCATAGCTATGATAATCGGGTTCTTTTGGTTTTGGTAGTTCAGCAACAATATTCTTCATATAATTGAGAGCTTGTGTCATACAATCCACTTCATCATCGTGATCTGAATTAGGAAAATCTACCGCTTGTTCAGTTAAACTAGAGTGTGTAGGTTTTATATGAACATTACCAGCTTCAGCAATTGGACTTATAGCGTTAGCACGAGATATTTTACTTCCATATGGTTCGATTTCTACCACACTTCTAAACTTCTTCCTTAACGACTCAATTATAGCACTTCCATTCGCTTTATCTTCAATGAGTATAACATTATACATACCGAACATTCGTATAACTTTAACCATTTCATCAAGCGTTTGCCAAAATCCCATTCGTTCATTTAACTTCCACCATAAGTGATAATCTTGACCTAGTTTAGACCATACTTGAATTGCCACAAAGTCCGAATCGTCGTTGCCTTTAAATGTAGCATCCAATGATATGCACATATAAGCAAACTTTGGTTTATCTGTATAGTAATTATTAACAAACAAGACTCCTTAAAAGAAATGGCACGAATTATGGGTTTATATGATGATAAGGCTAAAATACTATTCCCAGAACCGTTACAAATCAATGTAGCTTCCGAGTTAGATACTGAACAGTTAGAAGATTTACTTAAAATACTTGATAGGAAGAAATAATGGAAATTCCTAGCAGAAATGAAATATTAATCGAACTCTCCAAGCGCAAGTTTGAACATTATGTATCGTATACGAATCCTAATTATATTCACGGAAAGTTTACACGATACCTATGCAAGACCGTACAAGAGTTCATTGAAACAGATACCGGTAATGCGTATGACATTCTTTTACTCTCTGTTGCGCCACAACACGGCAAGTCTGAAACGATTACTCGTACCTTGCCTAGTTGGTTATTAGGCAAGTTCCCAGAAGAACAATCAATGTTAATTGCCTATGAGAGTACCTTTGCGGAAGAATTTCTTGAACATAATCGTAATAAAGTCAGAGATAACAATATATTTAACATTAACATCACTCGTTCAGTAGCTGAAAGAATCACTACCGATAAAGGTGGTGCTATTCGTGCGATGGGGTTTAAGTCTGGGATTACTGGTCGTACTGCAAAGTATGTCATTATAGATGATCCAATCAAGAACCAAGAACAAGCCGACTCTAAAGGCATACGAGAAAAGATTTGGAAAGAGTTTAACAGTTCAGTGCGTTCTCGTTTGAAACCTGGTGCTAAGATAATCATCATTATGACTCGTTGGCATCAACAAGACCTAGCGGGTATGATTGCCGAGAATGAGCCTAATGTTAAAGTTATTAACTTCCCTATTGAGTGTGAAACTGAAACCGATGTTATGGGTAGAGTTCGTGGCGAGATGTTATTTCCAGAAATGGGTAGGAATCGTGAGTGGTGGGATTCATTCAAACTAGGCTATCAGAATGAGTTTGGGCAACGGTCTGTATTGGCTTTGTACTATGGTAGACCAAGCAACGAGTCTGGCGGTATCTTCAAGAGAGATAAGTTTCAAAAGTACACTGGGCATCCTAAATTTGCGTATATGGCTATCTCACTTGATGCAACCTTTAAAGCAAATGAAAACTCTGACTTTGTCGCGATTCAAGTATGGGCTAAGTTAAGTCAAGATTACTTCTTGCTGTACAAGATTAAGGAACGACTGGGATTTGCGGACACCTTAAAGGAAATGATGCGTATTGCACGAATGTATGGTTTATACAATGTGATATTAGTTGAAGACAAAGCGAACGGAAGTGCTATAATTGAAATGTTAAGAAAGAGCTTTAGAAGTGTGGTGTCAATCGAACCATATGGAAGTAAAATATCTCGTGCGAATGCAGTAGCGCCTATCGTGGAAGCTGGTAATGTATTCATCAAAGAAGAACATTCAAGCCTTGTAGAACAAGCAGTAGACTTCCCTAATTCAGATCACGATGATGAAGTGGATTGTATGACACAAGCCTTAAATTATATGAAGAATATTGTTGCTGAATTACCAAAACCAAAAGAACCAGATTATCGTAGCTATGACGATGAAATCAACGCTGTACTCGATTATCAAGGTTAGAAAGGAGAACCTATGGAATTATTACTTGGACTAATCCTAATTGTATTGTTAGTATTGTGTGGCGGATTAGGTTATCTGTTGTGGATTACACTCAAACCTAAGAAGGAAGTTACACCAGAAAAAGTATTTGATGATTTTAAAAAGATGTATGACGACTCTGACCCAAAAGCAAAAGAACGACTTGAACAAATGTCAAAGTGTATCTTTTATTCTTCGGAGTTAGAAGATAAGGGAATATTCAATGGAAACTAACGTAGCACTCGAAACTTACAATCAGTATCAGAAATCAAAGACATTCAAAGACTCATTAAAACTCTATCGTAATGTAGAGTTAAATCAAGCCTTTGTGAATGGTGACCAATGGGGTTCAATTGAAACTCCTTTAATCGACAAACCAGTTATTAACATTCTTAAACCAGCTCGAAACTATTACATCTCAAATCTCGTCAGTGATGATATAGCGGTTTCTTCTCAATTTGAAGGTAAACCAATTAAAGAAACTGGCATACCAGAACAAGATGAAGTGGCTCGAAAAGAAAAAGAAGTATTAAAGAGTGTGTTTAATCACATCGCTAATGTTTCGATTGATGAAGTTATTCGTCAAACTAAGTTTAAACCAGAAACTCGTGAGTTCTTAGCGGATTGTGCTACGAATGGAGATGCTTGGTTTCACTGGTTCTATAACACTGAAATCAACACTAAAGCGAAGTATATAGGTGCGATTGACCTTGAACTCATTGACAATACGAATATGCACTTTGGCAATCCAGCTGAAAGACGAGTCCAACGACAACCGTATATTATTATTTCAAAGAGAATGCTTATCTCAGATGTGGAAGAAAAATATCCAGAGCATAAAGGCAAGATACGTGCCGATGATGTGGTATCTCATATAGGAGCAATCCAACAATCAGAACAATCAAATACATATGTCACTGTCTTGTGTAAGTTCACAAAGAAATTCATAGGTGATGTAAAGAAAGTCCATTACCTAGAATGTACAAAGAATTTAGTGTTAAGAGAAGAATACAGTTTAGATTTAGACCTATACCCAATCGAAGGTATGCAGTGGCAAACCGTTAAGAACTCCTATCATGGTGTATCTCCGTTTACAGAAGTCAGACCGAACCAAGTAGCGATTAACAAGTTCTATATGATGTTCCAAGAAATGACTAAGAGAGCCACTTTCATCAAGTACATCTACAATCAAGATTTCTTCGTGAATGGATTCAACAATAAAACAGAAGCCATTGCATTAAGCGGTTCGCCGATGCCAGTAAGTGATATGTTTGCTGCTATCGTGCCACCACAAAACAATGCTAGTCAATTCTTGCAGTATGCTACGGATTTGATTGATAAGACTAACAGAGCTTTAGGGGTATTCGATATTGGGCTTGGCAATTCAAATATGGATACCACAAGTGCTATCATTCAGTTGCAAAAAAGTGCCGCGCAACCGTTAGAACTTCAACGCTTAGGCTATTATCAAGTCGTAGAGAATTGCACTCGTATCATCATTGACATAATGAGTGCAAGATATGGAAAACGTGAAGTACCATTCAAAATTAGCAATGCAGACGGAACAGAAACCAAAGGCGAATTTATATTTGATTATTCCGATTTAGATTACGAAGAATTTAAAATGAAGATTGATATTGGGGCAGCTTCATATTGGAGTGAAATTACACAGATTCGTACTTTAGATAATTTACTCCTTAATCAGATAGTTGATCAGATGACCTATGTTGAGTTATTGCCACAAGGCGCTGTTGTTGGTCGTGAAACCATTAAAGAAGCGCTAAGGGCTAAAATAGCTGTATTAAACAAACAAGCGCAACAAATGCGACAAGGGGCGATGGGGAATGGAACTGAAGTGCAAACAATGTAACAGTAATTTAAAGCTAAACCAAGTATTTGAATATAAAAAAGATGACGTTACTTTTATTGAGAAGCATTACTCGTGTTGTAACCCGAAATGTAAATGCAAAGACGATTTACAAAAAGTGGCAATCACAGAAAAATAGTGCTATATTATTATTGACGAAACCAGTCAAAAGGAAAAACAAAAATGCAAGAAACCAATGCGAACCCAGAAGTAATAGAAGTTAGTGAGTCAGTCGAAACTGGACCAGTTACGAAAGACACAATCTCATTTAAGCATTTAGACAAAGACGTTCAATACGAATGGAATAAAGATGTTATTACTCCACTTGTAGCAAAAGGACACGATTATGACTTTGTCAAAAAACAACTTGATGAATACAAAGGAATGGGCTTGTCTAAATCACAAATTGATACATTAAGATCGTTTGCTGGAGATAAACCAATTGCTGAATTTATCAGTGATTTAAACACACGAGAACTAAATCAAAGAATACAATCCAGAGCTTCTGAACTCGTGGCAACTGAAGGACTTAGCGAAGCACACGCCAAAAGGATGGCAGAACTTGAAATCAAACAATCTGTTCCTACTAAATCGAAAGAAGAAGTTGAACTAGAAAATGGATTCAAAGAACTTGCTAAGATTTTCCCAGAAACTCAAAATTATCAAAATCTTGCCGATTTCCCAAAAGAGTTTGTCGATTCAATTAAAGAAGGAACTAATATTCTAAAAGCGTACACTGATTACTACGTGGCAGAACAAAAGCGACAACTTGAAATTGAAAGACAGAATATTGAGAATAAAGTTAAAAGTGAAGGTCAATTGGGCGGTGGAACACCACCAAAACAAGACCCATTAGGTGAGGCTTTGAAAAAAGCAATACTTGGTAAGTAGTGCAAGAAAGGGACAATATGTCCGTTAATTTACACGAATCATACGCCGACACACTCAATCAAGCGTGGCTACATAACTCCTATTTAAGTGGGAAGTTAAATGCTCCGTATAGCTTAGAAGGTGTCAAATCGCTCACAATCACTTCAATGGTTTCTCAAGCGTTGAATGACTACACTCGTAGTGGAACAGAACGCTTTGGAACATTGACTGAAGTTCAAGACACAATCCAAACCTTAACAATGCGTAAGGACAGAGCTTGGACTAAATCATTAGATCGTGGTAATCTATCCGATCAACAATGGGTTAAGAAAGTTGCTGATTTCTTAAATCTTCAACTTAAAGAACAAGTTATCCCAGAACAAGACAAATGGGCATTCAAACGCTTAGGCTTCGATGCTGGTAAATCTGTTGTTCAAGCAGCGCTATCCGCATCTAATGTATTAGGATTTGTTCGTATAGCTCGTACTGAAATGGTTAATAACGCAGTTCCAGAAGATGGTCGTTATTTAGCGATTCCTTCTTCATACTCAAACTTCATTCGTGAAAACACATCCTTCTTAACACTCGATAAGATTGCTCAACCAGCATTAACAAAAGGTGTTATCGGTATGCTTTACGGATTTATGATTGTTGAAGTTCCAGATACCTACTTCCCTACCGGCTTACAATTTGTATGTTGGCACGAACTAGCTGGCGCTGATGCGAAGAAGATTGATATGATGAGAGCATTAGATAACCAACGTGGTGTTGATGGTTGGGTATTAGAAGGTCATCACTATTACGATACATTCGTCATCGAACAACAAGCTAAATCAGTATTTGCATCCGTATTAGCGGCTAACAAGACAGCAACTCCAGTGATTACTCCTACCGCTGCATCTCACGCAGTTGGTGCAGTAGCTGGTGTCGTATTCAAGTACACACTAGATGGTTCTGATCCACGTTATAGCGCAACTGCTATCACTTATTCTGGTGCAGTTACTTTGACTAGTGGTCAAACAATTAAAGTCGCTGGTTTCACTAGCGATGATTCAAAAGCGATTTCTGATGTAGCTTCTGCAACTTACTAGAATACATTTAAACTAAAAATGGAAGGGGGTACTCATTGAGTATCTTCTTCCTTTTTCTCAATAAGGAGAGTACAATGACAGCTAACGAACTATTTCAATATGTAGCCGAAGTAATGGGGCAATCCGTAAGTAATGCATCCACTTACAATGGTATTTATTTATCTAATCTTAATTTAATCCTAGCGGATACTTTTAAACTCGAAAATAACAATCGTGAGTATTTAGGTTTAGCAAAATTAACCACATACCCAACGATTACAAATACATCTGAAGTTATTCCTTATCAAGACAATATTATTCGTAATGTCTTAGTATGGGGATTAGCTCGACAATTCGCTTTAAGTGAAGATGATACCCCTAAGTATAATATCTATGCTCAATCCTATATGCTTGGGTACGATGCAGAAAATAAGGTTATTCATAAAGATATTCTTGATTACTACTCGATGGAGTCACTATGAAAAAAGTACCTTTATTCGATAAACCCATACCACAATATAAATTTCAACTCACAGATTTTTTAGGAGTTGATTTTAGTACTCACGAAAGCGAAGTAAACACTCGTAGGTCGCCAGACTCTATCAATATGATTAGTGGTCAAGCTGGTTCAATGGATAAACGACTAGGATATGCAATAGAACATATCTTTGATGGCAAAGTATGGGCTATTAAAACGATTAAAACACAAGTTTATGACTTAGTTGTGCCTGGATTACAACACGAAATAGAAGTAATTGTTGTTC